GGGTACCATTACTGGTAGCTTGCAACCCACCGGGTTGTGGGCCACGAGGCCTGTACGTTGGCCAACGGAGTCGGATATTGTATGGTTTCTCAAGCCACACAAAGCTTTTTACAAAATTTACTGTGAAGAGTTCCCGTTCTCTATCATCCTCATCCCCGCGCCGGCAAGCAGCATACGCGCAGGAACACCAAGAGGGTAGCTGTACGAAGACGCGTTAATCGCTCCAAGAACCATTGCCTGGCCTTGTGGAGAACGCGCGTACTTAACAGCGGCTTTCCCACCACGAATGGCGAGATTGACCATCTGTTTCCACACACTGGTGTTGACTGGAATGAGTTTTCCAACGGCGTCTCTCGCTCTATCAGCGATGGCGGAGTTGGATGGGCCAACAGTCGCATACTGCGTTAGGACTGAGCCGACTGAAGTGAGCATTGGAACATACTCAACATTCATAATGATGTCGAACTCACCGATAGCAGCGGTGGAGACTGGAAGACCCGAGATGAAGATCACGGTTGAAGCGGCAGTGGTCAGGTCCGTAGATGCCATGAGCCGGAAAACTCGTGGACCGGCACCCAACAAGTGACATGGGACGGTGTAGGGCTCTTTCACTGTAAACTCGTAATCCGCTGCAGCTATGACGGCTGCATAAGAGGTGGCTCCAGTGTCGGAGGCGTAGAACCTGTCGCAAACATAGGCAAGACCCTGATCGGCAGTAGAAGGTCGCGTGGATCGCCACGCAACGCCAGCAGTCGTAACACGGTAAAGGGTACCGTTTGCGTTGAGTGAGGTGTAACCTCCACTCGCTGCGTTAGCCGACCAAGTGATAACGTCGCCAGCAATTGAAGCGTACGTACGGTATAGATTAGGGGCTGTCCACTGAAGTTGAATCCCGGCGTAACCATTAGCGTCAGAGCCAACGCTAACGCGGGTTCGCAGTTGTGCGACCATTGTTGCGTGGCCATTGCCATCAGGATATTTGGCGCCGGATGCACCCGGATCGAATGCATCAACCAATGCAGCGACAGTACCGAAGAGCTGATTGGCAGCATTTGACCCCTCGGAACTAGAGAAGGCCATTTGGCGCGCATTACGTCTTGGTTGCACTTGTCGTTTGGAAGCACGTCGTTTCGACATGCAGCTTATTATTCTAACGGGGCAGCCAGCCCCGGGCCATTTTGTGATCCTGTTGGCCAACAGGGGTGAACAGACTAGAGGTTGGCAACCCCAGGGCTGGCGTCTGTTCCAACACCAGCCCCAGTGTCTTTTGGGGCTTTGCGGGGCCTGGTTTGTCGGGTATTTGCAGCAGGCACTTTCTTCCTTTCGGTGTCAGCGACTGCTGTGTCTCCACCCGCCATTTTGTGCCACTCCAGTGCCGAGTTCTCTCCTGCGAGCTCCAGGATGTCATCAGCACTGATAGTCGTAACACCAACCATGACCTCATTGACCGCGTCGTCCACAACCGCAGTCAACACACTAACTCCATTGGACAAAACCAATTCCCCAGCTTCGGACCTTTTGAAGGTTGGAACTTTGGAGAGTAAATCATCCACAGCTTTCAAATCCACCTTCAACCCGGCGTAACGGGTTAGGGCCCCACCTTTAGGTACGTACTCCAGCCATTTGGCCATCAAGCGTGTCATCTCCTCAACGCCTGACATGACTAGTAACTCCTCAAGGCCAGCCGTAGACACGACTGGCCAATCACCGGCTAAAGGAGCGTAGCCGGCCCAAGGGACGCCTTTGCGTTCGGAATAAGCCTTACGCGCGTCGCCATCACTCAACCCGGCGGCAAGAAGAACCTTGCGGGCGAATTGTCCAATGAGTGGAGTGGTTGAATCACTCTGCATTATGGCTACGCATTTGTCGATAGCAACCACCGCGTTGGGAACGGATGGTGGTGCCTTTGTGATATGCAGCTTACCAAGCTGGCGAAGAATGTCACAAGTCGTGCCATCGTTGCCAAACCAGATATCACGTGGGGCGACACGCCCCACAAAATTCACCCCGGGTTCACCAAACGGGATGATTTGTAACTTAATTTTTAGACCCAATCGAGAACACAGCTTTGAGTAAGCTACGTGCGGAAGTTCACGGACCGCATTGTCGTCGCCATAAAAGGCGGCTTTCTCGATGACGCATTCAAACGCATCGGCTGCTTCGAACCCAGCCTCGATGTGTCCTAAATATGTGATGAGCATATTGAAGACGGTGTTTGCGACAGTGGTTATGTACACACCAGTGTCAAGGGCTTGAGCTTGTTGAGCCCGAACGCCGTTCCGGAACTTGATGATGTTCTTAACTAACAGTTTTACAACCTCAGTCACCAAGTTTGCGTCGTTCGGGAAACATTTGTGGAACAGGGCCTTCTCCAAGGCCCTTGCGAGCTCATTACGGTGCCCATCGTAGTATACGAAATCAACGCATGCTACGAATGCGGCACCCACACACACGTTCATCAAGAGCTCAGCCATCTCACCTGGGTTTTTGCCAGGTGCATAACTCTTGAAGGTGGCTTTCAAAGCGGCTGCCAGTGGTAAAGCCAGGGACGCCATGGAATTGCGCATCTCCGGCTCAGCCTTACACACTAGCCTTGCGGGTTTGAGTTTGACCACATCGTCACTGTTACCATAAGCTTCAACCTTCGCAAAGGCGGCTATAGTACGGGGACCAGTGATGACCGGTGGTATGGGTTGGTCTGCGGACTCGTGGACAGATTTTATTTTGGTGGGTCCTTGTGTATGAGCCAAAATCTGGTCAGCCGTCCATGCTTCCAAATCGCCATTCACAAGGTGTATTCTCTCCACCAGCATATCAACGAACTCTAGCATATGCCTATAGTCTGAGGGAGTCGCGCGGTGCTCAGCTGAGTGTGTTTGCGGCACAGCCAGCCTTTCCTTTAATGTGACGTACGCATTCCCTGTACCACGGGTAGCGCCAAAAGTTCCGTCCAATAAAGCAGGCATATACGAACGCAAGCCTGACCCAATTTCATCGTCATCCGTACCCGTGGTGGTGATTGGGCGATATTCACGCACGGGGGCTGGTGGCTGATCCACCAATGTGTTAGCCCCATTAATACGGCATAGGGCATACAGTCTTAACACATGGATGTTGCTTGGCAAGACCTTTCGGTCCGGGTAAGCTGCCCGGTACAACCCTTTGATGGTGGCATCGTAGATCACCGATGCTTTCTTAGGGGTGTCAGTCATACGGGCACAAACCTGCGAAACGAACTCCGCAGAAACTGTGCACGCGACATCAGGGAATGAGTTGACATTGGCGATAGAAACCAGTCGGGTGTTTTCTTCGACGCTAAGATAACTGAGCACTGCGAAAGTGTGTTTAACACCCTCGAAGTACCCAGACTCTAAGCAATCAAGACGTCTCAACTTATCACCACTCAGCCCACAGTATAGCAAACTGTGCAGGTACCCAACGTGCAACGCCATAGGCGTTAAAGCAATGATTGCGCGGCTAGGTGAAATAGCTATCTTATCGACACTATACACGACAGTGCGATAAGAGGGCAAGCTCGGCATGCCCAGCTGCCTGCCACCGCCATGTCTGCGGGGCAAGCAACCAAACGTTTTTCCACTTCGCGGGGCTGGCTTGACTAAAGCCTCACTGCCCAACCAAGTCCACCCACTGGTTACTAAGGTGTCCAAGGAGTAATCCCAGA